GATGATATGGCGAGAAGCAAGATTAAGCATTTTAAGGGCTTTTCCGTGGTTGACGGAGATATCCGGGTCAAGCTGGACATGCACCGATTTGAGAAACAATTTCAAGATGCTCAATGGCAACTGGATGGGAATGTAATGAGCAGTATGGAGCCGTTTATGCCAAGGCGGGACGGTAGTAATTTTATTAACACAACCAGAGCGGCCAGCGCAGCCATACAGGGATCCGGGGAAGTATATGCGGCTTATGCTCCACAGGGACGTTATTTATATATGGGAAAGGTCATGGTTGATAGAGACACTGGAAAGGGTCCATATAAAATACCGACAGGCCCCGGCGGGGAGTATGTTTTGCGATTCCGAAAAGGAGCAACGTTAGTACCAACCAACAGACCCCTTAAATATAGCTATCCCAAGGCACAGTCCCACTGGTTTGATGTGGCAAAAGAAAAAGACGGAAAGACCTGGGTAAAAAATGTGAAGAAAACAGCGGGAGGTGGTAAACGTGGATAACGAATTGAAGCCCATCGGGAAGGATGCCGATGGAGGTGATTACCTAAAAACGGCTGTCAAAACACTCTTAAACCAGTTCCCCGGCCTGTATCCAGACGAAGAAATAAAGTTTGAGGAACTGGGAGATGAGAGTGGGATTGCTTTTTCCAATGCTACCGGAGCACTTGTATACGCCAAGACAGAGGACGTTTTGGGCGGTGTCTATCAGACGTGCCAGTATCCTTTTTATGTCGTGTACAGGGCCTCTGGGAGTGCCAAAGAGCGACAGAAAATGAGCATACAAGAGTTTCTGGATACCCTGGGTAAATGGATATGCCGGGAACCTGTAACCATTGGACAAGATACATACAAACTGGATAGCTACCCAGAATTATCCGGGGGCAGAAAAATCACAGAGGTAAGTCGGGATAACTCCTATGGGACAGATCCACAGGAGAACGGTGTACAGGACTGGGTGATCCCAATAACTGTATCATACACAAACGAATTTGAGAGATAGGAGAATAAGAAAATGGCGAAATGGACCTATGCTGCCGGAGAGGCAAAAAGAAAAGATTTTATGGTGTTCTGGATCGTTGACGGATCCGACAATGTAACAGGCAAGGAAAATCTGGAGATCATCGGAAAAGGCGTGGAGGATATGCCGATTTCCATGAACGCAGAAACCGAGGAGAGCCAGGACGTACTGGGTAACAACAACTATGACATCACCGGGTACGCCGAGAGTATGACGGTAGACCCGCTGAATGTGTCTGGCGAGAGCAAGTACGCGCAGAAAATTGATGAGCTGATGGAGAACAGGGCTACACTGTCGGATCTGCACCTCAAATATCTCTGTGTAAAGAGATACAAAACTGATGAGAGCAAAAAAATGCGTGCCTGGATCCAGGAGGGCGTGGTGGAACTGGGTGACTTTGCTGGCGGCCTTAAGGGCGTATCTGCAACCCATACCGTGCACTACGTTGGGGACAGGATCCTGGGAGTAGTAGACCCGGCCACGATGGCATTTACGTCGGACGCCGCAGCTGCAATGGCATTATAAGGAGGGAGCATGGAAAATATCAAAGTAAGTATTGAGAGCCCAGTAAAATATTACGACTTCGTGGACCAGCACGGAGAGGCGTTAGCCACTCTGCGGTTTGTCCCCACGGACATTGATATCATCGAGAGATACCGAGAGGCGTCTGTGGTGTTTGAAAAAATGCGTGATGAACTGGAAAAGGTCGAGAGAGATAAGCTCTCGGAAGATGAGGCTGTGGCTCTTAAAAATAGATATGCCGCTGAATTAAAGGAGCGTTTTGACGAGCTTTTCAAGGCCGACACTTCCGGCCTGTTTGATGTCGCAAGTCCGTTCACGCCGCTTGAAAATGGAGAGACATGGGCACTGGTGATTTTAAAAAGTGTCCAGAAAATCGTTGAAGAGGCAACAGGAAAAAGCTTTGAAGCCATGCAGAGTAAAGCATCAAAATATACCGAGAAATACCATGCGGGACCGGGGAAATACCCGTTCCCGACAAAGTAGTGGCGGCCTGGGATCTGCCGTATAGCCTTAACGTGGGAGGCGTGGACTATGAGATACGGGAGGATTTCCGGGCGGTACTGGACATCTTGACAGCGTTTAGCGATGACGAGCTGAACGAAAAAGAAAAGACCCAGGCCATGATAGAGATCCTGTATTATCCGGTCCTGCCTCCGCCAGAGGCACTGGAAGAAGCCGCTGAGGCCGCCAGATGGTTTATCGACTGTGGAATCACACGGGAAGAGGAACAGCCCACAGCCCGCACAATGGACTGGGAACAGGATGCCGGGATAATCTTCCCTGCGGTCAATAAAATCGCCGGATTCGAGACCAGGGGCCGCCAGACGATACACTGGTGGACGTTTTACGGCTGGTTTATGGAGATTGACGACGGACTTTTTTCCCAGGTGCTTTCCATACGGCAGAAATTAGTAAAGGGCAAGAAACTGGAGAAGTGGGAACAGGAATTTTTGAGGAATAATCAGAAACTTTGCGAGCTTAAAGGAGCCGCAAACGGAACACAGGGAGACTATGAGTTTTTCGCTGAGTTATTGAGGCGAGGTGAGTAATTTTGAAGCCGGATGGAACCGTTGTAATTGACACAAAATTGAATACAAATGGACTAGAAGCTGGATCTCATGACGCAGAACAGGAAATAAGGAGAATGGCTCAAGCCATCCAAGATTTGAGCACTACATCCAAGATTGCACTTCAGCGCCAGGTAAATCAATTTGTCAAGTTGAATTCTGCTTATGCTCAAAACGAAAAAAAACTGAAACAGCTGGAAGAAGAGATGGCTCTCTATGGAGAAACCAAGATTCCTACACAAGAATATTCAAATGCCGAAAAAGAAATCCAGAAAATAAGTCAAGCACTGGATCGCGCAATAGAACGTCAGATAAAATTCTACGAAACTGGAGGAAATATAAAGAGCCGTGCTTTTGCGGGAATGGAATATGATATTGAACGGTTAAGCCGGCAGTTGGATGAGGCTAACGAAAGAAAAAAACAGCTCGTTTCCAGTGGAAAGGCTTTCACTTTGGGCAAGGATACTGATAAGTTTTCTCAAATGTCTGTCAGATATGAAAAGGAAAGTCAGAAACTGGCGAATACAAGCGCTATTCTGGGTACGACATTTGCAAAAGTAGAGGACGAACTGAATAAGTATAAAGAAAGACTGAGGGGAATAGATAACAGCCAGAAAAAGGCGCAAAAGAGTGGAAAAAAATTCAATAATGAACTAAGAAGTACGGGAAAAAATGCTAAAAAAGCCCAATACAGCATAGGGCGTATGCTTGCAACATCCATTCTCTTTAGCACCGTATTCCGGGCTATATCTATGGTCACAGCCGGGCTTAAGGAAGGAATGGACAACCTGGCGCAGTATTCGGATGATACGAACCAGGCCCTCTCTATTTTAATGTCAGCTATGACCCAGCTTAAAAATGCTTTTGCGACAGCATTTAGCCCGCTTATAGAGTTCGTGGCTCCAGCCCTTGCCCAGTTTATCAATCTTTTATCCCAGGCTGTAACCTGGACGGCGCAGCTCCTGGCAGCACTTACCGGGAAGGATACGTTTGTTAAAGCGGTAAAGGTACAGCAAGATTATGCAGAGAGCCTAGATAAAACAAAGGACGAAACCGAAGAGGCGGCGGATGCGACAGAAAAAAGTCTGGCTCCGTTTGACCAGCTTATCCAGCTCACGCAGAAAAAGAAGGACAAGGATAAGGATAAAAATGAATTAAAACCGGAGGATATGTTTGTTACTGAGGAAGTATCCAACGGAATAAAGGTTCAAGCTGACACAATCAAGGAAACATTCGGGCAATTATTTACACCACTTAAGCAATCGTGGGAAGAAAATGGCCCACAGGTTCTCTCATCCGTAAAAAATCTCTTCTCCGCAATCAAACAGCTTGCTGGTGATGTAGGTGCATCTTTTATGCAAGTGTGGAATGCCGAAGGATATGGAAAGGCCATCACAGATGATTTGCTGGTTACATTTTCAAATCTTGTGGATACAGTTGCTAACTTAATCACAAATTTTGATAAGGCATGGGTATCCGGCGGAACTGGAACAAGTATACTTCGCCATTTAGGAGACATCATACTCGAAATAACCGGGTTCTTTAGGGCCGCATCGGAAAGCCTTAAAGAATGGTCTGCGGATCTTGACTTTACCCCACTTTTAAGAAGTTTTGATAATGTGTTGATTGCAATAAGGCCGCTTGTCTCAGATGTTGGAGACGTTTTATTGTGGCTGCTCAATGAGGTTCTGCTACCTATCGCCACATGGGGAGCGGAACAGGCCCTTCCAGAAGCATTTAATCTGATTGCTGCCGCGTTAAGGGTAGTACATAGCGTACTTGAGGCTTTGAAACCGTTAGGAGTATGGCTATGGGATAATTTCCTTAAGCCATTAGGGCAGTGGACAGGATCAGTGATCATTGCAGCACTTAAAAAAATTACAGAATGTTTGGAAAGGTTCTCTGGATGGATTTCTGAAAATCAATCAGTAGTACAAAATGGAGCAATAACAGTGGCTGCCTTTTTTGCGGCATGGAAAATAACGGAGATGCTTTCATTCATACAGCAGTCTGGCGGTGTCATAAAAGCAATAGAAAATATTACAAAGGCAGTTGCCGGATCAACTTTGGCTAAAATCAAGGATTCGGCGGAAACGGCGTATCTCAATGCTTTATATGCAAAAGATTTTTTAACCAATATAGCCAAGGCAACATCTGAGGTTGTTAAGCATACAGCACAGTTTATTAAGTCAACAGCAGCAAAATGGGCGGAGGTAGCGGCTCAAAAGGCTTTAACTCTTGCTACACAAGCGTGGAATGGGATTTGTTCCGCCGCAAGGGCGGCTACAACATTCTTTTCCAGCTCAATGGGGACATTAGCCCTTCAGATAGGAGCCGTTCTCGTCGTATTCAAAGCTATTTATGAGTTGGCATCTATGGTATCCAAAGCATGGGATAAAATGACACCAGACGAAAGAGTGGCAACAAAAATCATAGCCGTGGCTGGGGCAATCGCTTTGGTAGTTGCTGCCGCCGCCGCATTTATGCACGACTATGCAACACTGGCAATCGCGGGTTCAATAGCGGCCATAGCTGGGCTTTCAATAGCCGGAATATCATCGGGCGCCAGCAGCAGAAGCACCTCATATTCACGTTCTGGATACTCCCTTGATACTTATTCCGTGGTCCCCTACAAAATGCCCCGCCTGGCCACTGGAACGGTAGTACCGCCCAGAGCCGGAGAGTTTGCGGCTATCCTGGGAGATAACAAGCGTGAGACTGAGGTGGTATCGCCGCTATCCACGATGAAACAGGCGTTAAAAGAAGCGCTCTCTGAGAGCGGATTTGGTGCGGGAGAACGAGATATCAACATCGAACTGGTACTTGACGGGCAACGCTTTGCCCGGGCTGTGTACAAGGCCAATAACCAGGAGAAGCAGCGTGTAGGTGTAAGGATGGTGACGAATGGATAACAAGGTATTTTCCATAGATGGACTCAATCTGAGACTCTGGGTAACGGAACTTAAACGGTCATTTGCGGTGACGGATACGGAAAATTCTGGCCGTGTCCAGTCCTACCGGATGCACCGGGACATTATCGGGACCTTTTACAATTACACCCTAAAAATCGACCCGGAAAAGAGCAACCCGGCGGACTATGATACCTTTTATGAGATCATCTCCTCCCCGACAGAATCCCATGAACTGGAGTTCCCATACGGACAGGAAACGCTGACGTTTTCCGCCTATGTCACCAGCGGAGAAGATGGTCTCAGAATCAACCAGAAGGCACCCGACGGGCAGAAAAATCGTTGGAGCGGGCTGTCCGTCACGTTTACCGCAATGGAGCCGCAGAGGAGGCCATAAATGTTTTTTAAGATTGTAGACAGGGACCCACCGAAAGCCGGAGAGGGGATAAAAATTGTATACGATGATGTGGCCCCATATGCCAAGGAAAACAGTACCCCACAGGTAGTCAAGGCTGGATTGTATCCCCACAAGGGATTGTATCCCCGTAAGGGCCTGTATCCGGCCAAAACAACGATAGAGAGAGAGTTCCCGGACCTTCGCCGGGATGACCTCTCCTATCCCGGATACGCCCTGTGCTATCCTGGATTTTCCCTCCTTAATGGGCAGTATATCAACTTTCCGGACAAACCGGCGGATTATGGATATGTCAGTGCCGAGTATTCAGACGAGAACAGGAACCTGGCATACAGCTTTTCCAGGACCGGACTCCGGCCCCATTCCGGCTTGTACCCCAGAATCCTTCTTTATCCGGTCAAAACAGAGTCCTGGCGTATGGAGTATCCAGTGTTGACCATCTCATTCAACGGCAAATTCTCCAGTGTAGGTATTTTGCTTACCTTTAACATGATGTCCGGAGACTACGCCAAAGATATCAATATCAAGTGGTACGATGGGACCACTCTGCTGAGCGAAAAGGACTTTGTGGCCGATGATGTGCGGTATTTTTGCAGCAATTATGTGCGGTCGTATAACCGCATTATACTGACGTTCAAAACGACATCCAGGCCGTACCGCCCGGTCTTTTTGACCAGGATTGACTATGGCATTTACAGAGACTTTCTGGACGACGAGCTGCTCCAGACAGAGTGCCTCCAGGAAATCAACGCCATATCAGAAAATATCAGCGTAAATACACTGTCCTTTACCGTCCGAACAAAGAGTAATATCCCCTTTGATTTGCAGAAAAAGCAGAGGCTCGGCCTGTATTTTGATGGGAAGTTACTCGGAAATTTCTATTTGAAGAACGGGGCCAGGAAAAACAAGACCGACTACTACATGGATTCACATGACGCTGTCGGGATCCTGGATGGTAACGAATATCCAGGTGGGATTTATTCTGGGCAGAAAGTGGCAGATGTGATTCAAGAGATTTTTGACGGAGAGGATTTTAATTATTATCTGGATCCGGCGTATGCAAACACCACATTGACCGGGTACATACCGTATACCACAAAGCGTAATGCCCTTGTGCAGATTGCTTTTGCCATTGGCGCGGTGGTAGATACCAGTAATTCGGACCATGTATCCATATACCCGCAGCAGACGGAAGTAACGGCTGAGTTTTCCGGTAATGATACATTCACGGGCCTCACGTTGGAGCACAGTGACATCGTGACTGGGATCCGGCTTACCGTACACAGCTACCAGGAATCAAGCGAGGAAGAGGAGCTGTACAATGACACTCTGTCCGGTACCGCCGAGATCGTCTTTGGGGACCCACACCACCATCTGACCATCACTGGCGGCACGATCAAGAGCAGCGGCGCAAATTACGCAGTTATCACCGGCATCGGTGGCACGGTAACGCTTAAGGGAAAGAAATACAACCACCTTACGAATCAGCTTACCAGGGATAATCCAGATATTGTATATAACCGGAATATCAAGGAGATCACGGATGCCACCCTGGTGCATTCCGGGAACGCAGAAGCTGTGATTAACAGGGTCTATGCATATTACCAGCGGGCGGAGAGTGTGGTTGGTGACGTGCTGCTGAAAAATCGTGTTCTGGGCGAGGTGGTAAGCGCTGATACCGGATATGACGGCAAGCGTACCGGAACCCTGGAGAGCATAGATTACAGCTTTACAAAAGAGATAAAAGCGAGGGTAGTGATCCATGAGTAGATTTATTGACCCATTAATATTTGACCGGGTCCAGGCAGACGTAGACCAGATGACAAAAAAGGCATACATCGCATACGACGACCTTAACCGGGTGGAAAATGCGGTGTGGCAGATATCGGAAACCCTTAACCACATGGGATACCGGAATACGATTGTAAGGAGAGATGCCTGGAAGATGGATGATTTCCGGACAGAGGCCGATATGGTCCGGCTCCGGAATAATATCCAGGCGATCCGCAACGCATATTACACACCTTCCAGTACGCCGCTTACGCCGGACCGAATCACCTACACATCCATCTACCAGGCGAATGCGATAGAAAAAATACTGTATGACCTGGGGACACTTGTGGATAAGATAGAGCCTGGCCACCATCATCTGGGATTCCGGATAGGGACCCGGGCACTGGGGAACAGGAGGGAAACATGGCCTTAAAAACCAACTACCAGAACGATGTTTTCTCCGGCAAGAGAAAATACAATCTGACCAACAACTCAGACGGGACTATCAGCCTGGATGATGTGACGGTCTACAACAAAGTCGGAGATATATTTAATGCGGACGATATTAATGCCACGAATAAAGTGGTGAACGAAACATCGGCCGGATTTGAGGCGGTAAAACAGGACAATGCCAAATTTAAAGAAGAGGTAAACAGACAGGTAACTGGGTTGACAAATGACGTGGGAGCCATTAAGGCGGTAAAAACAGTGACGCTGTCTGCATCAAAATGGAGCACATCGGCCCCATACACGCAGACAGTAACGGTATCCAGTGTTACAGCGGAGGACAGCCCAGTGATTGCGCTGTACATCTCTGGGAGCCCAAGTACAGCAACCGTGAAGGCGATGAGAAAGGCATTTGGATACCTGGACAGGGCAGTCACAGGAAACGGCTCCATCACATTTTACTGCTACGAAAAAAAACCGGACGCCGACTTTAGCGTATCGGTCAAGGGGGAGTAGAAATGGAATGTTTGCTGATGCAAAGCGGGAGTGGCTTTGACCCGGCAGAGGTCACTGCAACCCCCGGAAGTGTAAAAAGCGGGAAGAAATTCCTGGGTGCCGGAAGTGATGACGTACAGACCGGAACGCTTGCCACGGTCCCCAAAGTGGATGTAAAACTGGGAATCAATGAGTCTTATGCTATCAAACCCGGATATCATACCGGGGAGGACGTGGTATCTCAGTCCGGGATCCCGACATCACAGGGGCTGTCGATCAACCCCACCGCCGGGGGCCAGACTGTGCAAACGGCTGGCACTTATTACACATCGGACACATACGTCCAGAGTATCGAAAACCTCCGACCGGAGGTGATAAAGGATGGCGTCGTAATCGCAGACATCACCGGGACATACCAGGGATTTGTAGATGAGGGGTAGAATATGGCGGAAGCATTAATACAGCTTGTAAATCAGAATGTGGATATTGATGGTCTTACGGCCAACGAGGCAGATGTTTTTGATGGGGCCACGTTTATTGGCCAAGGATCAGAAGCAATACGGGAAGGGACCGGGGTTACACAGGGAGCCCCCACGCTGGGACTATCATTAAATGGGCGTGTGACTATCCCGGCCGGAAAATACACAGGCGGAAAGGTGCAGCAGTCCATCCAGGTCCTGGGAGAGCAGAAGATCAATCCGACATCAAAAAATATCAAAATCCCCACAAAGGATATGTATATGGCCGGAAATATCATCGTTGCATCAATCCCCAACCTTAAGCCAGAGAATATCAAAAAGGGGGAGTATGTCGGTGGTGTAGGTCCTGGCACCTGGGAGGGATATATTGTCCGGGACCCGGCGACTTTTTACTATCGCGGTACTTTTGCCCCAGGACAATCTATCATGGCGTTTAAATATTCTGGGTCATCGGATATCATGTCCCCTAACCTCGGTAAAAAGGCAATGGAGTTTTACGGCAATGAAGATTCCAGAAGGAAATATTATGTTTTCTTGTTTAATTCTCCGATTGATATTACCTCAAAAAGCAAATTGACGGTAAAAGGGACGTACCACAGGGATGCATCTGGAACATCGACCAATATGGTTCTGGACATATCGGGATACCAGAGCAAGGCAAGTGCCGGAGATACTTATACGGGCTTAAACACTGGGGATCGTGTTTTCCTTAAACAACAGCGGTTTCCGACCGCACAAGGGACTTATCCGTATACGGTTGAGGTGGATATCTCATCCTATTCCCGGATTATTTATCTGTATTTCCTTGTAACGATGAACCGCCCAGATGATTATATGACCATTGACTCTATACAGTTTACATAAAGGAGATTGACTATGGAAGAGAATAAAAAAGACGTATTACCGCTCGAGGGAGAACCGCTGACCGCGCCGCAGATATCTGAACCGGTGGTGAACGCCCTGGCCGCCGCGCTGAGTAAGATTGAGACGTATGTACCTACACAGTACATTAATGATGGGCCGCCGGACATTGACGCTGACCATCTCAACCACGCAGAACAGGCTATCATGCGGGTCACGAATTTAGCCAACGGAGCTGCCGATGCAATCGCCGCATTGCAGTCCCAGGTTACTCAGCTAAATAATAATTTCCAATACAAAGAATTGACGAATGAATTCGATCTAAACAATGCATTAGGTAAATACCGTACCGATTCCAGCGTTATAATTGCATCGCTAAAAAATAAACCATCCGAAATTAGGAATTCCGGAGAAACAACACTTGACTGGTATCCAGCGAGCGAAAGAAACACATATGGAATCCAGATTATGCGGTGGACTTATGGAAACACACACATAATTTTTACAAGAAACAAACTTGAAAATACCTGGTCGGAATGGGTGCAATACGTTACAAAGTCCGATTTGCAACATTACCCAGAAGTTTATCTAACTAATGGGTTAAAGAATATAGCACTCCAATTATATAAGTACTCAGATAGTACATATATATTACAAATAATTTTAATAACAAGTACCTTTACCAAAACAATTAATCTTGCTGAGTTCACCATATAATAATTTGAATTATTTGCACATAAAAAACACCGAGAATCCTTGATAACCAGTTTTTATATGCGGACCAGAATGATCACCACCGATACCATTGACTATATAAATTATTTTGTTTTCGATTCGTACTCCTAATGGTGTATATTCATTTGATATTTGATAATACGAAGATATTATTGCTGCATTGTACGCAATGGGTTCTATCTCCTTTGGAAGTGATATTGACAAGAAACTTTTACTTCTGTCCGATTTACCTAAGTCAGTAATATTATATCTGGCGTAGACAAAACATATTTTTGAAAAAACAACGTATGCCACATCCATGTTTTGTACGGTTGGATTTGCCCCTCCATCAGACCAAGAGAAAACTGGTATATATGGTATGTATGATACTTTTAAATCACTATTTAGCTGAGCAAGCTGGGATTGCAATGCGGGCGGGAATCAGCATTACATGGACCATAAAAATGGAATGCACACTGATAACCGCCCGCTCCCCGGAGGTGAATGAGATTGTATGGGCATACCACCATGTGGGTGCAGAGGCCCCTATATTAATAATAACGCGGCCATAGACCTTTTTGTGACCATTTTGGAGGAAAAATGAATAAAGAAATTACAAAATTGATAGACCGTGCCAAATCCTGGGATGGATACCTGGAGAAAAAGAGCAACCGGGACCTGGACAATTTTACGGCCAACGCCGGAAACAAAAACTATACATGCTTTGCCCGGGATTACCGGGAGCATACCGGCCAGAACCTCCAGGGCCAGCCCTGGTGCGCCATGTATGTGTCTGAGGTATTTGTCCAGGCGTTTGGCCTGGAGGCCGCCAGACGGATCCTGGGCGGTGATTTATACCATTACTGCCCAACCGGAGTGGCCCAGTTTAAAAAGGCGGGCCGGTGGAGTCAGACCCCGGAGCCTGGAGCCGTGATATTTTTTACCAACGGCCAGCGGTCGCACCATACCGGGATTGTGACAGAAGTGACGTCTACACGGGTCAAGACCATTGAAGGAAACACGTCAGGCGCATCCGGTGTTATCCCCAATGGCGGCGGAGTCTGCCGAAAGTCCTACCACAAAGATTACAGCCAAATTCTGGGATACGGGATCCCGGACTGGAGCCTGGTGGAGCCCGCAAAAAAATCTGGCTGGATCCAGGAGGCCGGGACCTGGAGATACTACCACGGCGACACAGGCGAGCCGATACGAAATGACTGGCACCGGGATCCCGATGGCCGGTGGTACTGGTTTGATGGTGCCGGCACAATGGTCACCAACGCCTGGCGGCAGGATAAGGCCGGGAAGTGGTATTACCTTGGCTCTGATGGTGCAATGGTAATAGGCAGGCTCATGCAGATTGGTGATGAGGTCTTTGCCTTCGGCCCGGATGGAGCCATGCTGCGGGGAGAGATTAGGTGCTGGGCGGACGAGAGGGGAGCCCTCCGGATGATGTAAAAAGGCGGCAGATTGCCGCCCTCATCTCCTTTTTGTTGACATTTAACGCAAACTCAAGTATACTGACCTTGTCAGACGCAGCGGATGCGCTGCTGTTCTGGAGCTGCCAGCAATTCCGGCGGCCACGGATTGAAATATTAATGTTAACGCAACAGTGACAGGACTAGGAGGGGGATGCCTTAACGGCTTTCCCCTTCAGTCTTTCCATCCCCATAGCACTGATAAAAAGCATCTACCAGGCTTGCGATATCTTCCGGATTTAATTTATCAGTGATATCTTTCGGGATCCGATCATAATTGATCCGGAAAAGTTCCTGGTATCTTCCGATTCGGCTGGCTCTTTTGACCATTTCAAGTTTGTACATTTCTCCCAGCTCTTCCGTGGAGATTTCTCCAGCTTTGACAGCTCTTTTTCCTTCGGCAGTTAAGATTTTCATAGCCTCTTCTTTTTTTACTGTTCCAATTCCGTTAATTTTCATGCTTGTTCCTCCTTAGCATTTTCTTTTTCAATCAAATCTTCGATTCTGCAGCCAAGCACTATGGACAGCCGATAAACGAATTCGGTGCTGGCTAGATTAATATTTCTGCGCCCTTGCTCATAGGATTTGATAGATCCTATGCTGACATTTGCTGCCTGTGCCAGTCGTTGTTGGGTATACCCCTTCTCCTCACGGATCCTTTTTAAATTGGTCATTTGCACTCTCCTTAGATTGTTCCCAGTTTGTCACAGTCCACGAATTTTGTTCCGTCCCATTTTGCAAAACGGATATAGGATTTTCCACGGTAGTCTTTCTGACCGTAACCATAAACCTGTCCGATTTCCGGGTGGAACACTACCAGCTCGCCTTCCTCTCCATGAGTGGCAGAGTATGTTCCGATCTTTTCGTTAAAGTTGTATTTGCCGTGCTCATCCATTTTGCATACCCAAGGGAGGCTATACCGCCGTGTGTTGTAAGATGCAAAGGTATCAATGACAGCGTTTTCGATTTTTTCAGCCATATTTTTGGCCTCCTTCCATGCTTCTTTCAAAGCGGCGGAGATTGTAGCCCCTGCTTTTTTAACCAGTTCCCATGCTCTTTTCATAATCTCTGATAAATTATATTTTTTCAT